GCCAAGCAATTAGGCAAGCAACGTGCCGATACCCTAAAAAATGCAAACGAAGGTTTGAAACATTACTTTTGATTAAAAAGGAGAGAAACAGATGAAGTTTAGCAAGACTTCTGTAGGCGGGACGGTTGAAATTCTGGCCGCCGATCAGTTTACCGCAATCCCTATTTGTATTACTGAGTCTACCGCCGTACCGGCTGGTATGCCTATGACTGCAGCGGGAAAGAAAGTTGCAGCCACCTCTTATGCTACTGCTGTAGGTATGCTGTTGTATGATGTGGACCCCACCGAGAATCCCAACGGTGCGCTTCTGGTTCAAGGTGTTGTGGATAAGAAAAAGGTAGAGTCTCATGCAAGTATTACACTGGATGATACCTTTGCGGTTCCAGGTATTATCGTGCGTGATAACATCAGCGTGAACGAATAAGGAGGCTATACATAATGGATTTGAGAGAAGTTTTTACCCCTGCTGCTATTGCGGCCAACTGGACGGAAGTCGCGTCCAATCAAATTCCTTATCTTGGTGCTACGCTGTTTCCTGCGCGTAAGAAGGCTGGGCTTGACTTGTCTTGGCTCAAGGGCTCCCGTGGCCTGCCTGTGTCCCTGATGCCATCTGCGTTTGATGCGAAAGCGACCTTCCGCGACCGAATTGGCTTTGAAAAGTTGGAAACGGAAATGCCGTTTTTCCGTGAAGGGTACAAGATCAAAGAGAAGGACCGTCAGGAGATGCTACGGGTGCAGGAGTCCACTGACCCTTATGCTGCTGAGGTGATCGCCCGTGTGTTTGACGATACCCGTGATTTGATTGACGGAGCAAATGTTGTCCCTGAGAGGATGATTATGCAACTCCTGTTTCCGGAAGAAGGAAACGTAGGTATCGCAATTAAAGCGAATGGCGTGAATTATACCTACAATTATGATCAGGACGGTTCGTGGAAGACCTCTAATTACACCGCACTGACCAGCACTGCCACTTGGGACAAGCCCTCTACGGCTGATCCGTTTGCAGCGTTCAAGACGGTCAAGGACGCTATCCGTTCTAAGACTGGCACTGAGCTTACGGTTGCCATTATGAACTCCTATACGTTCAACCTTTTGTCTAAGACCGATGCGGTAAAGAATCGTTATCTGACTACCAATGGATTGTCTCTCGGCTACCTGACCGATAATGAGGTAAAGGCTATTGTGGAGTCTACTTCTGGCCTGCGCATTGCGATTTACGACAAACAGTATCGTGATGAGAGCAAGGTAGCCCATGCGTTTGTGCCCAATGGATATGTGTGTCTGATTCCTGATGGTGCGCTTGGCGGCACTTGGTATGGCACTACGCCCGAGGAGGCAGACCTGCGTGGGGCCTCCAGTGCCGAGGTATCTATTGTCAATACCGGTGTGGCTATTACACGTATTCTTCAGGAACATCCTGTCAATATCAATACCTTTGCGTCTGAAATCGTTCTTCCTTCTTTTGAGCGCATGGATGAGGTTGCGGTACTCAATGTTCTGGGGGAATAATCGGGTCTGACACTCTAACCCTTTTCCCCGGCAGTCAGACCCTATTGGGGAAGCAGGTGTCCGAGTTGGTGGGAGAAGATCTGATGGTCAAATCGGACGGCTCTGTAACTGGAACATTTCATTATGTGACTGGGTATTCCGAGTTCAGCAGCTTGCCAGGCGAGGACAGCGGATATTACTTCCCGTTCCACCTTACCAAATCGGGAACAAAAATGACCTTTAAAAAGAATGGTTCGTCCACAAAACAGGATATTGCATTTGATCCAGATATTATTTTCAGAGTGACAAAGAATGATACCTTTGAAGTTTTGATCGATGAGCAAAGCATCGTGACTTTCAATTTCACCAAAGCAACATTTGAGAATTAGTGAAAAACGGGAGGTAACATGAAGTTTATTCCTAATTACCGCGTGTGCTATGGTGGTCGATTCTATGAGGCAGGGGCTAAATTATCGATCAAGGACGAGGACGCGGATATGATGAAACGGCATGGGACGGTGTTGGATGAGCCGACACCGCCTCCTGCCACACAAAAGAAGCAAGGCAGACCGAGGAGGGGCAGTAATGGACAATCTGGAGAGGATGAAACTTCGGACTGGAGAGTCTAATATTGCTGTTCTCCAAGATTGCCTGGACAGCGCGCGAGCTGCAATCATGGCGCGCCGGTATCCGTATGGCGATTGGCCGGAGGAATTGGAGAGCCGGTATTTGGATTTGCAGTACAGGATAGCCATTGACCTATACAACAAAACTGGCGCAGAAGGTCAAACCGGACACACAGAAAACTCTATCAGTCGAACTTGGGAGTCCTCCTGGATCTCTGAATCGCTCTTGCAGGAAGTGACGCCGCTGGTTGGGAGGGTGACGTGATGACGGTTAATGTGCTTGGAGAAAGCTACGTTCTGAAGTTCATCCCAGAGGAAGAGGATGAAGGGCTGAAAGACTGCGACGGCTACTGTGACGAGACTGTCAAAAAACTGGTTGTTAAGCGGTATAGGCGCGGTGAGCAGGGAAGTAAGAAAGCCCTCGAGCTACAAGAGAAAAAGAACTTCCGGCATGAGATTATTCACGCATTTCTCTACGAAAGCGGCCTTGCGGAAAACTCCACATGGGCACAGGAAGAAGAAATGGTGGACTGGTTTGCCAAGCAGTTCCCGAAGCTGCTGGCCGCCTTTTGGGAGGTGGATGCCCTGTGAGGAGTCTCCTCAGCAACCAGCAGCCCGTATTCTACAAGCTCTATGAAGGCCAAGAGGAAATCATTGACGAAAACGGAAATCCAACAGGAAGTCCGCAATTGATTTATGGGGATTTGAAGTCGGCATATCTATGTATTTCCCCGAATAAAGGAGATGCATCAATAGAACCGTTTGGAGCGCTTACCGATTATGACCGCACCATGACAACGGCTGATACTAAATGCCTGATTGACGAGGGGGCTATCCTTTGGATTGACGGAGCAGATACTAAGGGGCCTTACAACTATTACGTCAAGAAGCGTGCGCCGTGGAAAAACTCAATAGCTTTTGCGATTAAGGAAGTGAAAGTTCGTGAGTAAGAAAGTATCCTTATCGCTTTCTTCTAAATCGATTGAAAATGCTATTGCAGAACTGAAACAGTACGAAAAGTGGATTCAGGTTAAGACAAAGGAGTTTACTGAAAAGCTTGCGCTGATTGGCGTGAAAGAAGCATCAGTACGTTTTACAACCGCTATGTATGACGGGATAAATGATGTAACGGTCGCTCTTTCTCCAACTGTAAACGGATATGTCATTACCGCTTCGGGAGAAGCTGTGGCTTTCATAGAGTTCGGTAGCGGTGTATACCACAATCCATCAGAACCATATCCGGAGCCGAGGCCAAATGGTATTGTTGGGATCGGTGAATATGGGAAAGGACTTGGAAAGAGGCAAGGCTGGGTTTATTCGGATGGAGCTAAAAAACATTTTACACGAGGAAATCCGGCCGCAATGCCGATGTGGTATGCAACAAAAGAAATGGAAGAAAATATTGCGAAAGTTGCGAGGGAGGTATTCCGTTGATAGATGCCGAAAGCGCAATCTATAGCACTATATCAGGGGTGTTCAAGGAACACTACCCAAACGGTTCTCAATACGGAGAAGAAGTGGATTCCCCTGCAAAGTTCCCGTGCATGGTGTTGATTGAGTCTGACAATTATACGCATGAAGAATCCTTGGATTCCGAAATGCGGGAACACAATGCCAACCTGATGTATACGCTGGATATTTACAGCAACAAGACAAGCGGCGCAAAGCAGGAATGTAAAAAAATATTGGGATTATTGGATCAGGAGATGCAAAATCTTGGATTTGTCCGAACGACTTGTTTGCCAACAAGGAATCAGGACAGGAAAATCTATCGGATAACCGCACGATATAGGGCGGTTATTTCGGAGGAGTATCGGATTTATCGAAAGTAAATATCTTGCTGCAAGGGCGGCAAGAAGTCCAAAGGGACAGGCTGAACGTAGGTTCGGCTTGTCTCTTATTTTTTTGAAAGAGAGGTTAACGAAATGGCTATTAGATTGTCTACAGCGGGGATTACTGTAAACTATGCGGTTGAAACAAGTTCAAATACTCGTCCTACAACGGGATATACCAAGATTCCGGAAATTAAAGCTATTCCAGAATTGAATCCTGAACCTGACTCACTCGAAACAACAACACTTGAGGAGACAGAATATAAGACTTATATCCCTGGCTTAAAGGATTTGGGCGGCTCGCTTTCATTTACAGCAAACTTAACTGCAGAACTGATTACAGCATGGGATGAGTTGGTCGAGGAATATAACACGGCCGCTACCACGAATAAGAATATTTGGTTCTGCGTTATTATTCCAGGGCTGGATGAGTCCTTGTATTTTATGGGACAGCCCTCTCCGATTG